ATAAAAATGGGGAGCTGACCGTGGCTCCCCGCGAGGTTATTTCTGGCTCCTACCCCCGTGTATCAGCGTAATTGCTGAATTAGAATGCGAATGAAACGCCGATTGTTGCATCGCCGAATTCAAAGTCTGCGTCTGTACCGATTTCTCCGTACGCACGTAGACCCGTACCACCGATAGTATACCCCGCTTCGAAGTCTACTCCCTGAAATACGTCACCTGCATTCAAGTTAATAACATCAAAAGTTGTTGATGCTTTAAAGTCAGTACCCCAAGCGTTCATACCGACTGATGGAATAAAATCCATAGCCCATAGCTCAGTTCCTGTGTCATAATTTAAGTCAGCTTTTCCGCCTGCGGATAAAGTCTGACCAGCTACTGTGAGGTCCATAGCAGAAACTGCTGAGGACGCCATAATAAGAGTTGCTGCTACTGTTGCTGCAATTTTCATAATCGTTCTTCCTTTTTACTTACGATTCCAGATTTCATAGAGTACCCAAACGGCCACTAAACCTACGAGTCCCTGTGCTCCTAACATTGCTACTATTCCGCTAACGTTAGATATCACGCTCGCAGTTGGCAAGAACGGCATAACAGATGAACTAAGGCCTAATACCTCAATTACTATCATAAGTGCTGCTATCGAAATACCGACTTCAGCAAGTGCTCCTGCCCATGTTTTAACTTTGTTTAAGATTTCCATATAATCTCCCCTTTCTTATATGATGTCACTTTTCTGTTGCTAAGCAAGTGACCAGCTCCCTGTGATTATGCGGCTAGCGCAAATCCAGATGGTGCAAAATTATTGTTTGCAGTTATTTTTCGTAAACTAGATACCATGTCGATCCTGTTTCACCCCCATAAATTTTGGTGGAGGTGCTGGGTACCGCCCCCAGGTCCATACCATCTTTATAACGTCTACATGTATATTTATTACAGTTTTAGTATACTATTATAAACATTTTTATTTACTGTGATATAAATGTCACAGTTTATTATCATGCACATAAAGTTGTATTAAAGCATAATGTAATACTTTTAATAGATCTTTACGAGCATCATCTCTCGAACCTTTCTTTCCATATCGGTTAGAATACTTATCAACGTTTCCCATGCAAAAACCTGTACCATGTCCACGTTCGATAATCACTTCAGTTGATTGAAACTTATTAGTTGCATAATGACCTTTATATGTGTCATCAATATAATCTTTAAATTCATCAATTAGATTAGCTTCATTAAATTTATAATCTATTTCACTTCTCATTCCCAAACTCCATCATAATTATAAAAAATATGAGTACCGATAGTTCTTGTCATAAACATGCCATCGGTATTTGCCCACCAAGGATCTACATAATCCGCGTGATAATATATAGCTCCGAATGTATAATCTGGCGTATCGCCATACATAACTTCTAATGCAATCTTACGAGCTTGATTCCAAGCTTTATAGTCAGTTGGGCGTGGATCTTTTATCGTATGAGTCCAACTAAATTGCTTAGGTTGAAAAACAACTTCGCAAACATTGTTAGGAAATTGTTCATGATGTATTCTATTCATAACGACGTGTGCAACTGCGTATTGACCTTTTAAAGATTCACCACGTGCTTCGTGATAAATGTTAGCAGTCATACAATCAGTTGTTTCTTTGAAGTCTACAACGCCAACCCATGCACAACCAGTAACGGCTGCAATAGATAATGCAGAAAATAAACTACCTAATTTGTTTATTGTTTTTCTCATAAGGTATATTCTATCACAAACAAAAGTGTTTGTACACAGTTAATTTAACTTTTTTATGCCTAAAGCCCAATTTTCTGCCGCATCTTCTACATATCTCAATGATTTACCTGGAAATTCTTCGCTATCAAAACGTTTACCATCTTCTTGATGGTATGTAATATAAGCATGTTCCTCTTTAAAGTTAAAGTGAACTTCACAATATTGTCCTTCATTCGGAGCATCAGCGTAATATGTATGAAGATGTTTATTCATTGTACGTAGTCCTTTATTGTTGGAAAGATTTGTGTTATAGCTTTAGCAATTGCCTTTGCCAGTTCCATATGTTCTTTTTGTGTACCATTGTCCGATCGTAACTCAACGTAATGTATCCAACTTCGAATAGTTCCGTTGACATATATTTTTGAAACAGTGTTACCTTCAGGGAGAACGGCCCTTGCTTGTTCTTTTGCGATACCATTATCTATAGCCCATTCATATGCTTCTTTTGCCGCTTCAATAACAGATAATTGTTTAGCAGCCCATAACATACCTAATCGTTCATCATCATTATCAATACTATTTTGACGATTCTTCGTATCTTGTAATCGAGCTTCTCTTAAAACAAAATTGTCACTAAGATCCCGGATATCAGCATACCGCTGAGAAAACTCTTGAAATGAAAACGATCGGTGTCTGAGGAATTGTCTTGCGATATCTCTTGTCGTTTCGATTTCGATGCAGGCTGATGCCATTTCGAATGGTGACCAGTGTTTGTGCTTGATGAGATATCCAAGTAACTTTGACGTTGTTTTGGTGTTAGCTTGGTTTGACGGGTTGGAGACACGGGCGCAATACGCGACGAGGTCTTGGATGTTTTCAAGTCCCATGATTCCTGGTTCGCCAGAGTGTACATGCCGTACAGGTTGTGAGTATGAGATGAGACGTGCATGCATTATTTCCCTTGACCTCTATATTTCTTATGACTTCTTTTTCTTGCTTTATTCATGGAAGAGAATTTTACACTTCCACCACCTTGAGACGTTTTCTTATATTTGGCTTTAGACCAGCTTCTTGCTGAACTACCAATCATCACTTTAGCCATTTATTCTCCTATCATATTGTTTATCTTAATTGCCGATCGGCCTGTGTAATCTACCACGTTAAATAATGGCTTGTATTCAGAATTGGCAAAATATTCATCTACGGCCTTACGCGATCCTTGCCAGTGTCCGTAGTCATCTATTATTAATACACCACTATTGCTTAAAGTAGGGTATAACAATTCAAGTTCTGTCTTAGTAGATTTATACCAGTCTGTATCTAATCGTAATACAGCAATCTTATCTGGTCGATTTACTGGATCATTGAGTGTATTACAAACATCTCCTTTTACAAACTTAATTGAGTTCATGTCTATTCCCGAAACTTGACAACACTTTTTAACATCTTCTAAAGAAGCATAACACCAATCGACATGCGTATTCTTTTTAGCCACTTGATATTTGACTGCCGCTTGTTGTTTTGTTTTAGCATTAACGTCATATTCAGTTGGCTCTGCCATTCCTTCAAATGTATCGTACATCCAAACTTTTTTAGAGGATCCCATTCTTTCAAATATTTTTTTCGCTAATATTCCATGTCCGCCTCTCCAAACTCCACATTCGACAAAGTCGCCTGGAATATTATTTTGTACAACGTATTTACATGACTTTAAAGTATTTACTAATCTTGCTACAGAAGTCATAGTAAAATTATTTTCTAATACGTAACTAATTAGTTTTACTTCTTCTGCTTCTAATTCTACTGCTATATCTGACAAATCGAATTTAGCCATCATACTTTCTTTTCATTGTGTCATTTCCTTCGGGTAAACACATAATAGCTTCTATTCTATCATTGAATCCGCCCTTTGCTATTACTTCAATAGCGAGTGTACCAGCATTTTCTGCATTCATTACATATGCAATACATTCATTTTTTGTATCAAACTTGAGCGTCTCTATTCCCCACGGATCCGGAGTATTAAGAGTGATTAACACTATCAACCATTTCATTTTTTAATACCTTCTTAATTACTTCTTCTGACAAACAATTTACTGCTTCTATGGGCATAGGTTCACCATACTCCATTAAGAGTTTTTGTTTAACAGCTTCTCTAGATTCCCATAATGTTACTAAGCACTCTTCTCTACTTTCAAATTCAGGCTCATGAAATATAAAGATATCGCCTGGAACTGTATTAAAAATTATTACTACAAACCATTTCATTTTATTTCCATTCTACTGGCTCTACCCATGGATAACAAGGTATAATACTTTGTTTACAATACTTAGCATTGTCAACTAACAATACTGGTAAAATAACTATTACAAATACACAAAATAGAAAAGGCCATAATAGTCCTTTCATCACTTACTCCATTTTAAAGTTGCTAAATTTCTCTTGTGCCGTGGAATTATCAAAGACTGGAACGTCTTGGACTAAATTTTGTTGTGAGTCAGATACATCAAATAACTTCATACGTGATCTATCTATACCTACCACAAACCTCTTATGTGTGGCAGGATCATTATAACGGTTCTTTAATTGTTTAATCATAATCTGACCTTGTGATTCTAACTCTTCATTAGAAACTAAGGCAAACATCAAGTCCGCCGTTGCGGGTAATCCAAAAGACTCGGACGTATCTTCAAGCCCAGGATCCGAGCTGCCATAACCACTACGCGTCGTTTGAGTTGCAGATACGATCGGAACGTTAAATTCGACCGCCAGACCACGTAGCTCTTCAGCAATTGCTTTGATATATGTATATGAATTGATAGATCCTCCCATTGCTTTCATACGTGAAGATGCACAAATATTCAAGTAATCAATGAATATCATATCAGGTACAAACTTCTTCTTTAGTTTAAGTTCGTTAAGTAATGCACGAAAGTGATTACTATGTGCAGAACCGGTTGGGTATTCTTTTACGATCAACTTACCGTTTGTCATCTTCTTTAGTTTTGCAATCTTATTAGAAAACATATCAAAAGATAAATTAGGTATTTGATCTAATGGTACATCAAGTAAGTTAGCATCGATTCTTTCAGCGATACGTTCTTCTGACATTTCCATTGTAATGTATAAAACATTCTTACCTTGTGCTAGTACGCTTCCAGCAACATGGCACATAAAAAGAGATTTACCAACTCCAGTCCCAGCCAAAGCGATATTAAGTGTTTTATTGGGGAGACCACCTTTGGTGATAGCATTAAGTTTTTCAATATCAAACTCTATCCTTTCTTCTTTTTCATGGTAAAAATCATATCGATCAGAAAATGCTTCGATATAATCATGGCCAATATTTGTATCGAATGATACAGCCAAAGCTTTTTGTAATAAATCAGGTAATGAATTTTTAGATAGTGTTTTGTGTTTACCGTCAATAACTGTAATAGCTTCTAGTACAGCTTTATGTACAGCCTGATCTTGACACCACTTTTCAGTAGTATTCTCAAGCCATTGTGTATCAATTGGTTCAACTTTAAATATATCAGGAATTATTGCTGATGCTTCAGTATAGTCATTTGCATTTGCAAATCTATCAGACTGATCCACCTCAACGCGAAAAGACTCCTCGGTTGGAAGCTTGTTATACTTCGCAACAAAGGATGCCAATTCTTTAAATAACTTCTGATGGATACCAGTAAAATAATCTGGTTGTATAAACGGCAAAACCTTACGCATGTAAGTTTCATTAGTTAATACATTTCTTAATATAGTTTGTTGTAGATTCTCACTCAAGTTCTTTTGCTTTCACTTTTTCTGCTTCTTGGAATAATGTAAATAATACATCACCGGCGACCTTTTGTAAACCACTATTTTTCTCAGTAAGCTCAGAATCAGGTGTTGACTTGATAGCAAAATCAAATGCTAGTTGAACCTCTTCTTCATCTTCTGGATCATCAATCATTCGTAGATTTTTAAATCCAATTAGAGTCTCAACAAATTCACCAGTAATAAGGCGAACGTTAAATTCCATTTCGCCTTCTCCTGGATTTGTTTCTTCTTCTATTACAAAGTCTACATCTTCTTTTAAGAAGTCACTTGTGATAGTCATACCACTTCCTCTACGATTTCATCCATAGATACTTGTTCTTTGTAACCAATAGAATATTGCTTCTTGACAAACTCTTTAAAATCTGTTTTATTAAAGATGTCAATCCAGAAAAACTGTCCGAGTGTATCTCCATACCGAACTTTCTGACCTAGCTCACCGGTCTCCTGGTCGACTACAGCATACCACCCATTCGATGGTTTCTCAACATATCCACCTGCTAAGGCAACATCAAGTAATCCGCTATAATCTTCGACGCCACCTTCCCATGAGACGGTGATTGGTATCTTAGACTTTTCTTTTACATAACGTGATTTCTCTACGTTAATTACAAAGTGATAACCTTGAATCTCTGTACCTTTCTTGTCTTGTTGACGACCAATGATCCAGATATTATCGGCTGAATAGTAGAGACCTGTACCACCACCAACTACGGCTTTAGGGAACAGACCGATTTCCATATATGTATGGTTAACAGCAACCATAGGAATATTCTTCATAGTTAAGTATGGAGTTGCCATACGAAATAAACCTTTGAGTGCTTTTGCCCTTGACATATCTGCCACTGACTTTTCATTCATAGCATCATCAAGTTCTTTCTTCGATGCTAAGTTGCCAATTGAATCAATAACAATAATAACAGGATCATCACGATCAATGTTCTCAAGTTGATTGACTAAATCAAATTTTAGTTCTTCTACATTTGTAATAGGCGTATGAAGAACACGGCTTGGGTCAATATCAAATTGACTAAAATAATTTTGAGGTGAGCCAAACTCAGAATCATAAAATAACATAACGGCATCTTTGTGATGCTTCATGTAAGCACCAGCCATAAGCAAAGCAAATGAAGTTTTGAAATGCTTTGATGGACCGGCAAGAACGGTAAGACCGGCAGATAGACCACCATCAATATCACCTGATAAGGCAACATTAATCATTGGTACATCTGTCTTTACCATATCCTTTTCATTAAAAAATTTAGACTCAGAAAGAACCTCCGTAGCTGATAGCTTGGAGTTCTTCTTGAGTTTATCCATG